CTAATTTGTGGTATAACTTTGAAGTTGATAATGTAGATATTAATCTTCCAGTGAAGACAAGAAAGTATACCGATACTTCAGTTTATAATAATAATCAAATTAATGTTGTTGGTAATAAATTTGATGGTAATTATAGTGTTGTAGGTATAACATCTATGACTTTTGATTATAACGTACCTTACAATAGAGATACTACGAATCTATACGATTCGACTAATGCAGTTATTAGTTACAATACAAACTCTTCTGGTACAGTTGGTCCGATTTCAAGATTAAGTATCCTGAATGGTGGTAGAGGTTACAGATCTCTTCCTGGATTTACCTCGGTAAGAAGTTTGACAGGTTCTGGTGCACTATTACAACCAACCAGTACTTCTATTGGTAATATCATATCAACAAAAGTTAACTATATTGGTTTTGGTTACCCTTCAGATACAACTCTCAATGCTGCTGGTAACTTACCTGAGATTTTGAGAATTGAACCTTTGGCTTCATTCGATTATATTGGTATTAGTTCTGCTGGTTTGAATTACTACGAGGCTCCTGAACTTGTCGTAGTTGATGGATCATCAAAACTACAAATAACTGATGTAAAATTGGATTATGAGTTGGATGATACTGAAGTTACAATTATTCAGAACACAATTTCTTTGAATAATGTTACTCCATCGATTATTCCGATCAATAACTCGAATGGATTTAGTATTAGTTCTATTACTTACAATTCCGTATCAAAAATTGTAAGACTTTCTCTATCTAAACAGTTTAGTGACCCTCAGGAGTGGCCATTTAAAGTTGGTGAGACAGTAATTGTTGAAAATATTGCCATTGGTTTTAATACCACTGGAAAAGGTTATAATTCAGAGAATTATGAATATGCATTATTCAGTTTGACTGCGACTGACAGTAATTTAGGTGGTTCTGGTTCATATATCGAGTATGATCTTTCAGATTATCTTGGTGACGGAGAATTTCCAGGTCAAATAACATCTTTTGCGGCAGCAAAAGTAACACCAAAGACATATTTCCCAATTTTTGACATTAAACTCAAAATTTCCAATTTCTTTGATGGAGAAAAAGTAATAAATGATGATGCTGTAGGTATTGTAGAAAGATGGGATCCTGTTAGTGAGTATCTGTTTGTTTCTACTAATTCTGATTTCGAAGTCGGTAGTATTATTGAGTCTGAAACCTCTCAAATTAAGTCTAGAGTCAAATCTAAGATTGATTTTAACTCAACTATCAGTATTGGTGCAGGAACAACATTTATTGATGGTTGGCAATCCAACTCTGGTATGTTGAATGACAATCTTCAAGTCATTCCCAATAATGAGTACTACCAGAACTTCTCATATTCACTCAAGTCGAGAGTTCCTTACAAGACTTGGGATGACCCAGTAAGTTCCCTCAATCATACTGCTGGTTTTGATAAATTTGCAGATTTGGTTATCGATAACAATGCTGCTGGTATTGCATCAGCAAAAGAAGTAACTATCGATACAGTGGTTGATCTTATCGGTGAGGGTGATCTATATTGTTTCCCTGATTTTGACGGTGCAACAGAAACCACAATTGATGTTATCAATGGTAAGACTGTATCTGACCAAATTATATTCGAAAATCGAATTTTACTAGATTACTTTGAATCTAGAGGAAATAGAGTATTAGAACTGGATGATCTTAGTGGTCAATTTAATAGTAATCCAAGAGATACAAGATATTCTATTGTAGACTTCTTTGACAACAAATTCTACTTCAATAAGTTCTTTACCTTGGTTCAGGACAGTGAAGTTAGAAACAGAAAACAATCTAGTATTGTTTCTGTAGTACAAGATGGAACTAGAGGTTTTGTTAACCAATATGGTACTTTAGATACTGCAATGCCTTTGGGTTATTTTGATTACATTGGTGCAGGAACTAGTTCATGGGGTCTAACATTCTATCCAACTCTGTTCAAGTATAATAACTACGACATATCTTACTTCACCTTTAGTGGATTGAATGATGTAACTGGAATTGCGACTCAACAACTTGGTGATGTAGTTAGAATTTCTACTGCGAGTACTAATGTATCTGTTGGAACCACTACTAATCTGGTATCAATTTCTTCTACCTATAGATCTGCAAAACTTCTTATTCAAATGGAAGATGCAGAAAATAACTATTACGGTAATGAACTAAACATACTTCACGATGGAACAAATGTAACCACTCTTCAATATGGTGCAAATGACAACAAAGTTGGTCTTGCAGGTCTACCAAGTTCTGGATTTGGAACCTACAATGCATACATCTCTGGTGGATTAGTAAAAGTTGACATTATTCCAACTGTAGGGACTGCGGTTACTGCAAATGTGAGTATTGTTTCTATTGCAGACAATAGTGCTTCTGGAGTTTCTACATCAAATCTTGTAGTTACAAATCTATCATCCTATTCTAAATCTATTGTATCTTCAGGTTCTCCTGTTGAAAATATTGTTGCTTCTTACACATCTCCATTCAATTCTGAATACTTTATTGTATCAGTAGAAGATACTACAAACAATGAGTATGAGATGTTTGAGGTAAATGTCCTTGATAATGATGGGGTAAACAGAATCGTCAAATATGGTGATATTAGAACCTACGTAGGTCTTGGAACAGTTGGGGTTACGAATGATAGTACCGAAACTCATCTTGTATACACACCAAATCCAAATATCAATGTTCAAATAAGAGCGTTTGGTATTTCTCTTAAGAATTTCAACAATATTGTTGGTATTTCTTCGATTGATCTTAATAACAACATTCTATTCTCGGAATATGGTACTTATACAGGTACAGAATTCGATAAGAAAACTTCATTCAGATTGAAATCAAATAATCTGGACGTATTTGAGAGGAGTTTTGTAGGAAACAGTACTTCTGTAGTTAATACTACTACCAACCAAGTTACTTTAAAAGATCACTATTTTGTAACTGGTGAGAAGGTTACTTATAGTTACGAGAACTCTATTCTATCAACTGCAAACGCTATTGGGATTGGAACTACAAATATTGCCGGTGTATCTACCGACAAACTTCCATCTACTCTTTATATCGTCAAGTATAATGAAAAATCTGTAGGTTTTGCAAAAAGTGCAGCTGATGCATTGAACGTAGTTCCTACCGTACTTGATATTACTTCAATTGGTATCGGCACATTCCACAAAATTACAGCAACCAACCAAAATGCTAGAGCATTGTTGGCAGTTGATAATATGATTCAGTCACCGGTAACCGAAGTGAATATTGAAACAAGTTTGAGTGAAAATATCGTATTTGATGTAGACTTTGATGTTGCAGGAATTGCATCATTCAGGGCAAATGATTTACTTAAGATTGATGATGAAATTATGCTAGTCCAGAACACTGGAGTTTCTTCTGAGAATAGTCTCAGAGTTTTAAGAGCACAATTGGGAACAGAAGTTGCATCACATAATATAGGAACCTCAGTTAATCTACTTGGTGGCAACTATAATATTGTTGATAATACGGTCCACTTTGCTTCTGCCCCGTTTGGAGCAACTCCAATTGGAACAACTACAGCAGGTCCTGATAATGTAGATTGGGTTGGTGTTACCACATACTCAAGTTTCCAAGGTAGAACGTTTATGAGAAGTGGTATTCTCAATGATGATAGAGATACTTATAGTACAAACTACACCTTTGACAATATTCAAAGTGGATTTAATGGTCAGAGAAGGATCTTTACTTTGACTCAGAACGGTGAGAACTTAGTTGGATTTGCAACCAATCAGGCAATCATATTAAATTCAAACATTCTTCAAGAACCACTGGGTGGTCAGATAACATCTGGAGACTATAGTTTCCTTGAAGTTGCTGGTGTTACAAGTATCACATATCTTGGTGATAGTGTTTCATCTGAAGAAGATCCCAATAAAGCATCAATTCCTAGAGGAGGAACACTTATTTCTGTTGGTTCTACTCCAGGATTTGGTTTCCAACCATTAGTTGGTGCTGGTGCTTCAGTATTCGTCAACTCTGGTGGTACAATCAACTCGATTAGTATTGGTAATAGTGGTTCTGGTTATAGAACTGGTATTCAAACTAATGTAGGTGTTGGTATTATTACATCTTCTACTGGAGATGTAAAGGTTATTGGTATTGGTACTGCAAATATTGTTGATGGTTATGTAGATAGTATTGATCTTTATAATCTTGGCTCTAACCTCGACTCCAATAATCCACCTGTTGTTGTAATAGACAAACCTCTTGGTTATTCAAATATTCCTTTGGTCTACAGTTCTGATTCTGCACCTGGTGTTGGAACTGGTGCAAGAGTTGATATTGTTGTTGGACAAGGTTCTAGTGTTATCAATTTTGATATTGTAAGTGGTGGTTTTGGATATAATATTGGTGATAAACTCAATATTGCCATTGGTGGTACAACAGGTGTTAAGACTGACTCAAGTCTTCCATTCATTCCGTTTGAATTGAATGTCATTGATGTATATCGTGATACCTTCAACGGTTTTACTGTTGGTGAACTTGAAGCATTTGATAGTGTTAACGAACTGTTTGATGGTTTATCTACTAAATTCCCTCTTACGATTTCCCAACAACAGTTTGCGATAGAATCTAAGAAAGGTTCTAACATTAGCCTATCTCAAGCATTGATTATAACGATCAATGATGTCCTACAAGTTCCAGAAATTGCGTATACCTTCACTGGTGGTGGTTATGTAGAATTTGCAGAACCTCCGAAAAAAGGCGATACTTGCAAAATTATCTTTTATAAGGGTACTCCAGATGTTGATGTTGTCTTTGTCGATATTCTTGAGACCGTTAAAATTGGTGATACATTACAACTGAAGAACGATATTTCAAAAGGTCAAACTTTCGGTTTATATCAAGACCCAAGAGTAGTAACTGGTATTACTACACTCGATACTGCAACAACTCTTGCTTATAATGGTCCTGGTGTTACTAAGAATACTGCTCTCGTAAGACCTGTTACTTGGTGTAAACAGACTGATGATATTACCATTAATGGTGATTTTGTAACTAAGGATAGAATTGACCAAGAACCTTATATTTACCCTGCAGCATATCTAACATCTTATGTTGGGTTTACCAGTGTATATGGTTATGTTGATAGTATTAGACCATTGTTTAATTCTAGTCGTGAAACAAATCTTCTGGATTATCAGGATAAGGTTGTAATTATTGATCAGGGAGCCATTGATGTTGCAACTGCTACTGCATCTACGGGTTCTGGTGGAATAATCACATCATTTACCGTAAGTAATGTTGGTGCCGGTTATTCTTATCTAACAACTCCTTCAGTATCAGTATCTTTGCCAGATGATATTAATGGAACCCGAGCAACAGGTATTGCATCAGTAACTGGTGATGGAGTGGTATCTATTTCTGTCTCTAATGCAGGAACAGGATACACTCAGGCACCTAGTGTTCTTATTCAACAACCTTCCGTTAGAAGAGAACAGATTGGTGTTACATCATACTTTGGTGACTATGGTAATATCGTTGGTTATGCACATTCTGGTATCAATACTGCGTTTATTGAACTTTATATCCCAGAAGATTCTTACATGAGAGATGACACTATTTCTGGTGTTGCTGTTACAGTCAGTCAATTGATTCCAGGTGACTTCTTCGTAGTTAATGATTCAAATGTAGGTATATTTACTGGCAATAACTTTGACGGAATTTATTATGTTAAGAACGCAGAAAATGTTACCAAGAATCTTTCAAGTATTGGTCTTGGTGTCACTGTTGTTAGAAGAATTGAATTTACAAGTCAAGGATATTCTTCTGGTTCTGGTACATTCGATAACTCAAGTATTTTCGGTGAGTATACATGGGGTAAAGTACAGTTCATAAACAGAGTTCCTGCAACTGCGTTACAGTTCTTCCCTGAAGGTTATACTGGATTGTCGTCATCCCCTCTCGTACAGAGATTGGAACCTTTGAAATTCAATAATTATAATGTTTAGATAAATACAAACATAGAAAAGGATTCTGTATAAAAGATGGCATACCAAGGTATTAATACGGGTTCATCTCCCAATAGTGGAACAGGTGACTCACTTATTGAAGGTGCCGAAAAGATTAATAGTAACTTTGTTGAACTTTACAACGTAGTAGGTAATGGAACTACTACCTTTGTTGGGGTTGTAACTCAAATTACTGCAGGTACTAATGTAAGTATTAGTACCTCATATGGTTCTGTTCAAATATCTGCACCTACACCATCACAGATAACCACCACAAACTTGAATGTAAGTGGTGTCTCTACTCTCGGTGTTGTGACCAGTGCAACATATTATGGTGATGCATCCAATA